CGTGTTTAGATTGATAGGCGAACCAATTAGTGCCGTCTTCATGATGAAGCGGATTGGACGCTTAGAGGAGAATGAGGAATATCTTTCTGGTGATTATAAAGCTAGTACGGATTACCTTCATTCGTGGGTTTCGGAATGCCTCAATCAAGCAATCTTCGAAAATTATAAATGGAATAATAGGGAGCTGAGTTTGGTTTTTCTGAATCAATTAGAGAAACTAACTGAGCGAGCTCTCACTCACCATTTAATAGAAGATCCAGAGGATCCAACCATTAAAAAGGAGCAAAAGGAGGGTCAATTAATGGGCTCTATTGTTTCCTTCCCATTCCTATGTTTGGCTAATGCAGCACTTTGTCGTGCGTCGCTAGAAATAGCGAACGGAAAGACTTATACACTTTCTGAGGCACCATTAGCCTGTAACGGAGATGATTGTATACTCCGAGGTTTGAAAGGGAGGATTCGTCCGATTTGGGAGCATGTGTGCTCACTCGGTGGACTTCATAGCTCGGTAGGAAAAACCTACTTTTCATCCGAATTTATGGTCATGAACTCTGTTCATTTTGACTATGACGGAAGAGCAGAAACAGATTTCCTCATTGAACGGAAATTTGTTAATATGGGACTTGTCTATGGCAAGTCGAAGTCCGGAGTCGCTGGCAAATCACTGCACCAGCTCGGAACCATTAACAGGGCTTTAAAACGCACCTGTCCTCCAGAGTCCTTCTCAAGAGCTAATGAACTCTTCATCAAATCTCACCGACAGGTTTTGGATAATTGTGGTTTACCATGGTTTTTGCCGGAATGGCTGGGTGGATTAGGTTTAGTATGTGATGGTGAGAGAAGGAAAAAGAAAGCAAAGTGGGATCTGGTTCTTGCCGGATCCATAAGGAGATCGATTGGAGATCCATTAGCTCCCCATAAAGAAAAGCCTCAAAATTTTAAAGGCATGGAGGAGTGGCTTATGCATAAGCTAGTTATGACTGAGTTCCGTGATAACTGGGCCTTTACTGGACCAGCATCCTTCGTCAATATCGAAGTTGAAGGAACCGAGCGAACTTTGGAATCTCAATGGACTGATTTTTATACGTCCTCTGTTGTAGATCTCTTATTCACTAAAAAATGTGAATATCCTCTGATTCATGATGGTCTTAAAGACCTTGGATATGGTCCTTACAAGGAGTCACCGGTACATAAAGATCGTATGATCGCCGGCCTTGAAATGTTCGAAATGAACGAACGTAACCTCAGACATAATCAAATTGTGATGAAAATTCATGATGCACGATTACGGTCTGACCTAAATGGATATCCTTTTATTAAAGAGAATTACCC